TGTTTATCCCGTTCCCGTCCTTGGAAAAATAACGCGGCTCGGCGCACCATTTCACATTTTTCTCAAAGCTCACCCACATGTTGTCAATGGAAATTTGTGCGTCCTTCATAATGTCCACATAGCCGAACCCTGCCGGACTGTCTTTTTCAGGGAAAAGCACGTCAAAAACATACGGATAAAGCCCATGCTCGTATAGCCCGCCCTCCATTTCCGGTACATCTTCCGTCGCGTACAGCAGGTTATTTCCGCAAAATTTGATATAGTGCAGTACCGTCCTTCTGTCCTCCCGTTTTTTATAATACCAGTCTACTACCATGCACTTCCCGCTTGTGTCTATCTGGTCGCTGTGTATGTAGCTTGTCGTTTTCATATCCCCGTCGCCGCCGAATGTAAATTCAGGGTATTCCGCTTCCAGCCGCTCTTTGCTCTCCAGCGCAATGTGGAATAAATGCGGGCTGTCCTGTATATCAGAAATCCCCGGCTCCCAAAACAGGTTGATAATGTCAACGGCCGAAATTCCAATGTCCCCCAGCCCGTTGTCCTTCTCTTTGTCCCAAAATATCTTATACACCGAAGTCCCGCTTTTCAGCTTGTCCCACCATGCGTCATTATATGTCTGTTCGTAATCGTTCTGTTCCAATATCACAGGCACAATTTTGGAAAGCGTTTCAGCGTCCTCCCTGTCCCCCGCTTCCCTTGGCAGAAAATTGGGCTGCGGGTAATTGTCCATAGCGTCCGCGTGCTTATTCGCCAGAGAATTAAAAAGCCATGCTGAGGCTGTCTGCGGCCCGTTCCCCGCCTTCCGCAGCTGTTCCCAATGCCGCATTTTATACCATTGTTCGTTGTCTACAATACGCTTATCCAGCATCTTCTTCCCGTTCTGGTATTTTTCCAGCAGTTCCCGCCCTTCTTTTATCTTTTCTTCTCCAAACATTTCAAAAGCCTCCTTTTCCATCATGTCCTCCAGCTTTGCGGCTGTGTGTCATATCCTGTAAAATTCATATTTATCCCCGCCGCGCTCCTCTTGAAATAAATTCAGCGGGTCGTCCAGCGGCACAAGTTTCGGCGTAATCTCCCTTGGTGTAATGGGCCTTTGCATAAATACATAACGGCACTCATCATAAATATGGTCCTCCCCGTCTGTGTCAATGTCCTCCACCTTCGTTTCATCATATACAAGGTTGGGGATTGTCCGTATAAAATGCCTGCAAGTATTGAAGCAGTAGAACATGCTCCGGCCTTCTTCGTCAAAAGCCAGTCTGTAATGAAACTGCATTTTCCCCGCAAGCCTTGTATTGTCGCCCCTCTCCCATGTAACATAGTGAGGGTGCCGCTCCATCATTCCCGCAATGCTTTCCCCTCTGCTCCTGTCAAATATACTTGGGTCTGCGACACCTGTAATCTTCTTCCCCTTCAATAGCTCATGCGTTTCCTCCATTTCCCGTATCCCTGCGGCAATCTCCTGTGCCGTCAGTTTAACGCCCTCATTCGCAGTCCCTGTGCAGCCGTAGTATTCCGCTATACGGTAAAGCACACCCTTTTCGTCTGCGGCATACCAGCCCACAGAAAAAGGTCTGCTGTAACCAAAGTCAAACCCCCTTATAATTTTCCAGTGTTCCGGAATATGGAACGGCTTGATTACGTGGCTGTATCTCCGATTTTCATAACCCTTCGGGTCGTCGCGCCATTCGCTGAATACCTGTCCGCTGAAGCAGTCCCAATCCCCGTAAAGCAACGCTTTTCTTTCGCTCTCACTCATCATTGCAAGGCTGGCGAGATATTCCGGGTTGTTCTTCAGCATTGCGGGATTATCAAAAACTGCGGCAGGAATAAATATCCGGTCCCGCTTCATTTCCACTTTCCCGCCGTCCGGCTTTGTAATCGTATAGTTTTCCCATATGGTCGTTTTGGGCGGTGCAGCCGTGATAAAGCGGCTTTTCACCCATCCATGTCCAATGCCCCCCGGATTCCCCGTTGCCCGCATATATACACGCGTCCCCGGACCAGAAGGCCGATTTCTGGAAAATAAATAGCTGTATTCCTCCCAAAGAAAATGTGTCAGTTCGTCAAATCCAATAAAGTCATATCTCTTTCCCTGATATTTAATCCGGTCTTTCGCGTGCTGCATACTACCGAAATAAATTTTTGCGCCGCTTGGGAATTTCCATACATATTTGCTTTCATTGAATTTTGCGCCCCTGATTGCCTGAGTGTATATTTCCACGCTTCTGTCTATCAGTTCCGAAAGCTGGGGATAAGTCTTTCGTATAATCAACCCCCTGTAATTTGGTATATGCGTCTGCCTGAGTGCTTCCATAAGAAGGCTGTCTTTTTTCCCTCCGCCTGCCGCTCCGCCGTAAAAGGCTTCATATTCCGGCCTTTGCAGAAATTCAATCTGTTTCGGCTGCGGCTTCCAGACAATTTTCCTTTCCTGCTCCTTCATCTGTTCCCCCTTCTCTTTCCGCCACATCCGGCAGAATAATCACGCCGCCGAAGCCGCTTTCCAGCCCCTCCAAAGTTTTTTTGTAATCCTCATATTTATCCATCATTATTTTTTCCCGTATCGTCGGTATTGCGTATACCTCCCGCATAATCTCAGCAATATTTTTCAAAGCCGCCGTTAAATCCTTTATCATTTTTACGTCGCTTTCTGTGATGTGCTGCCTCTTTTTGTGCAGCTCTTTTAGCCGCTCTATGTCTTCCTTTATCAGCTCCGCCACATCCTCCGCAACCTCTTGCAGCTTCACTAAACGGCTGACTTCCTTTTTCATGGTTTTTCGGACAGCTTTTTGTGCAGTTTCGGCGCGAAAATTTTTCCTTCCCTCCACCCACTTCTCACGCGCGCTCCTGTCCTTAATTGTCCTAAGTGGTATTTTGTGCTTGTCTGCCAACTTCTGGAGGCTGTCCCGCCCCGTAATATATTCGTTTTTTACCACCATCCAATCCCTTTTGTTCACCCCAAAACCCCCTCTTTCGTTTACTTGTATGGCAGAAAAAATCTGCCACTCTACGGCCTTCTCCCGCTCCCTGAAACCCATTTTCTAAAAGTTATCATATTTCTGCACCATTTTCCCCCTACCGCCTCTTTGCATCCATGCACAGCCGCAAAGCCGATGTATATTTTTCCCAGCCTCCGACAGACATAAAAAAGAGCAGGGTTTTAATCCTGCTCCTCTTTTTTCTCTGCCTTTACCTTTATCCTGTGTGTTTTGGGATTGGAAAGATATGTAATTTCGTATTGCTCCAAAATCTTCATGTCAGCCGTTGAAATTTCGATTTCTCCCGCTTCAACGGCTATCCTGTCCAAAATCATTCGTAATATATTTTTTGTTGTCCTCAACGTGTCAATTTCCAGATTCTTTTTTTCTTCAATACGCTTACATAAGCCGGACAAATACCTGTTTCCCCGCTCCAATCCGTTTATTTGTACATTCTGCCGTATGATTTCCTGCTTCGCTCTTTTCAGTTTCGTCCTCAATTTCATTTTTTTCGTCCTCCTTGTTCCTATCTCCACTTTTTCCAGTTCCGAAATTTCTCCTTAGCTTTCTATAAAATGCCTCCATAAAGTTTGCATATGGACAATTCATGTCAGGGTATCTCTTGCAATGCTCCCTCATATATGCCTCTTTCGCTTTTGCGCTTCGGAATAAGTGCGCATAATAGCCCGTTTTCCCTTCCTCCCTCACTCGAATGTTGCTCTCACAAAAAATAGTTACTTGGTTTTCCCTTTTGTAAAACGGGCATTTTACCGTTATCCCGCTATGAGGCATCACAATCCCTCCTTAAAAATTTCCGCTTCCTCACTGCCTGTCCGACATATGAAATATTCTCCGCATTGTCCATATTTTAGATTGAAACATCGGCATAAACCATAACTCCTGCTCCTTTCCTTCCTGCGGGAATAACACATTTCCCGTCAATGGATTCGTCAGAGAATTTCCAATACAGATATATCCTGCACATCCGAGCAGGGAAAGTTGGATATAGCACATTAAGCCAACAATCCGGTCTATATCCTGCCCGATAAACAGCACATGGTTCTGAAAATTATGTTTCGCCGTTTTCATGCTGTTCACAGCTGCAATCAGCGTTGCCCCCGCTCCACATGTCATATCGCATACAGAGATAAATCCCTTTTCCTCAATCTTTCTGTCAATCTCCCCGCAGCTGATTTCCGACATTACCCCGCATACGCTGTATGGCGTAAAAAACTGTCCTTTCCAGTGATTCCTCAGTCCTAAATCCATATACATTTTCCCAAGGAAATCCTGTTCCGGCTCATTTTCCAATGCCATAACGATGATACCGTACAGTTGCGCCGGAAGTTCATGAGAGCCCATGCGTTCCAGACACTCTAAATACTCCTTTTCTCTGCGCTCAAAATGCTCCGGCGTCCTGTCTATCGAATTACTGATAACACAGGCAATCATACTTATCAAATCAGCCCATACCGCCCACGGGCTGCGTATCGTGCAAAGCTGCCGGAAAATCCGCATAAATTCACTTTCCTTTTCCTTCATTCTTCCGCACCCCCTTATTATAAAATCCAAAGTCAAGTATTTTTCTCTATCCTATCCGCTATTGCCCGTATCACGGGCACAGTCACGCCGTTCCCCGCCTGCCTGTAAAGCTGGCTGTCACTGTTCACCAGCGCGGCGCGCTCAAAATAAACGTCCTCCCATCCCTGCAAACGGAAACATTCCCTCGGTGTCAGCCGCCGTATGGCAACATAGCATCCATATTTTTCATACCATACCGCATAGGCAAAGCCGCCATCCGGCAGCCCGACCATCACCCCATGCCTGTCCTGTGCAGTCAGCGTAAACATCGTTTCGCCGTTTTCCTTGAACCGCCGTCCCGTGTGGCCGCCTTCGGCGGCTGCAACAGCGGCAAAGCCGCCATACGTCTGCCGCTTCTCAGCCCTGTCAGGCGTAAGCACCAGAACAGCAGCCCCGCTTGTTTCTCCCAGTCTGCTGCATACGCCTTTGTTATACCTGGATTGCAAGCAATGGGCTTTACCAGCTAACCGCAGTCCCGCCCCATAACTCATATCACAGAACGCCGGAAGGAAAACATACGGCTCCCTTCCTCCCCCGCCCATTTGGTTCAGGCACGGCGCAATCCCATTAGAATCATATATCCTTCCCTGGTTCGGGTTATCCCGCTTCTTCGTTGGCATAAAATTCCCTATTTGAAGAATAGTATTTTCTCCGTCTGTTCCCTGGACAGGAAATACTTCGCGGGTACATCGTCCTCTAAAATGTCCAATAATGAATACGCGCTCCCTGTTTTGGGGGACGAATCCGGCAGAGTTGATAACCTGCCATTCCGCATCGTACCCGCTTTCGTCCAGCGCAGAGAGAACGGCAAGGAAATCCCAGCCCCTGTTAACACTAAGCAGATTTTTAACATTCTCAATGAGTAAGTATGTGGGTCTGCTTTCTTCCTCGACGTCCTGAATAAGCCGGACAATTCTGAAAAAAAGACTGCTCCGGTTTCCCCTGAAACCTGTCTGTTTTCCGGCAACACTGATGTCTTGGCAGGGGACCCCGAAACACCAGCAGTCGGCTTTCGGTATGTCCTCTGCGAAAATCCTTCTAACGTCATTTGCGTACCATTCCCCATGTCTGTATTCCGCCTTTCCCGCTTCTGCCACGCGCCTGTTTTTCGGCAGCGCGGCAATCCTTTCCCTGTCCTCGTCCGTCATTAAATGCATCGCCGTATAGCCCGCTGCGGCGAACTTGTCAAATTCGCAGAAGCCTATGCACTTATGGCCTGCAAGCTCCATCCCCCGCCGAAATCCTCCGATTCCCGCGAAGAAATCAATAAATGTCAGCATATCATCCACTCCCTGTCAGAACGGCAAATCATCATCTTCCAATCCCTCTATCGGAAAAAAGCCATCTGTCGTCGGTCCTGTCTGCCGCTCCGCCGCTCCATCACTCTGTCCGCCAGCTTCGCTTTTGCTTCCGGTGAAATATTGTTCGTCCACAACGACCTCTGTTGTCCATTGCTTTTTTCCGTCCCTGTTGTCCCAGCTCCTTACCTGTATCCGCCCAACAACAGCAAACAACTGTCCTTTTTTCATATATTTCTCAGCAAATTCCGCCATAGCCCCAAAAGCCACACAGTTAATAAAATCAGCTTCATTTTTCTTGAATCGCCTGTTTACGGCCAGCGTATATCTTGCAACTGCAATCGGCTCATTTCCACTTGTATATCTGATTTCGGGGGCTTTCGTCAGCCGCCCCATTAAAAATACCTTGTTCATTCTTCCTTCCACCCTTCGTCAATCACGTCTGACGTATCTATCAAATAAAAACCGCTTTCGCCGCAGTTTTGCCGCTGTGCGTCCGTTTCCTCCTCAATCAAATAGCTCCTTCCAATAATCGCCATAAATTCCTCTCTGCTGTGCGTTTCTTCAAATTTCCTCTGGCAAATCTGCTTCAGATGCAAATCAAGTCCTGAGTTCGGGTGTGCGTGAAGCCCTCCCAGTCCGGCAAGATGCAGAGGCTCCCAAAGGTAACACCAGAAACCATATCTGTCTGAAACCTGCCGCAGCCCTGTTCCGTGATAAATATGATGTTTATTCAACCCTTCCCGCCTGCCTGTTTCAAAGCATCGTTTATCCTTCCCTGTCAGTATGCTGTATGTGTGGCTCCCTTCCTTGTGTAAATCCTTCCCCATAGTCTGTTCCTCCTATCCGCAACGCCTTTATGTATCTGGTAAATCCTGTGATTTCGCTGTAATATTGTATTTCCTCCAAAACCTTGTATCCTTTTGGCACATGCAGTTTCCGGCTTTTCGTCACCTCAATGATTTTTTCCTTTGGCTTCTCTAAGTTCCGGCTTCCGTTCCATCTGCGCCCGTATTCCTTGTAGTTTTCTTTCGTTATGTAAAAAGCAAGGCCCGTATAATCTCCGCCCGGCTCCAGTCTGGAAACCATCCCCCGCCCATGTCCCCATATTTCCGAAAGTTCTTTTATGGAAATGTCCATTGCGTTTATAACCATATGATGGTGTTCCCGCCCTTTTTTCCCTGTTTCTGTCACATAAATGTATTTCAGAGGTTCCAGCCCCATCCTTTTCCGCCGCCGCTTTAATCGCTTAATGAAATTCCGCAGTTTCCGCAGAGCTTCCTCTATGCCCACTTTTTCCCTGTGCGTCATCGTCAGGAATAAATCCCCCGCCCTGAAATTTGCGTTTATCATCCTCGCGCAGCGTTTCCTCGTTTCCGTCAGGTTGTATTCCTGCATCTCCTCTGGCGAAAGATTTTCTTTCATACCTCTTTTGTATGTTTTCCCCCTCTGCCTGGGGCTGAAATATTCCTTTGCTTCGTACACGTCCCCCGCCCATGTTTTTTTAATGTATCTCGGCATCGTTTTTCTCCTCTCCCAGATTAAAGCCAAAGCGCCCTGAAAAATCCCCTGTATTTCGATGGGAATATCTGGATATGGGCGAATTGTTAATTTTATTATCAAGGTGCTAAAGGGGCACCCGCCCCTTGTTTTTTCCGGCTTTTTTTGCTATAATGTATGTGTATCTTGGCGAAACCTCTTCGCCTTTATAAATGGGTTGTTCTGACTTAACCCATCATGGCCGCTTTTGGCGGCTGTGGCAGCCAGCAAAGCTGGCTACATACTATGCCCCGGACGCTTTCTGCACCCCCGCAGAAAGCGTCCTTTTTTGTATTAGTCCTTTACGCAGTCGCACTTTTCCCCATGGTCAAGCGTCGCGCCGCATCTTTCGCAAACTATGTAGCCGCCTTTTGCGGCTGCCCCAGCGGCGAAGCCGCCATGCGTATGGCTTCCTGTATGGGAAAAAGTGTTGTATTCCTCCCGCCGTTCTTCCTCTGCTCCCCGCTGTTTGCATTGCTCATAAAGCAGCCCTATCTTTTCCAGAAAGTCCCTATCCATAGAAAATTCTGCAATCAAGGCAATCAAAAGCAGCCCGTCCTTTATCGCAATAACATTTTGCCCGTTTATCCTTCTAAGAAAAAACCTCATATATTCCGTTTTCCCCGCCAGCACAGGAACCATATACCCTACATTCACCCATACCGCGCCGTCCATCGTGTAAAATGGTGTCAGAATATAACTGTTGTACTCAATGGAAAGCCCTGCCATATCTGCCGTAAGCTCCAACTCGTTCCAGCCGCTTTCGCTGAAAATCCCGCTTTCGTCCTCCCTGTCCACTTGAACCCAGTTTTCCGCCTTTTTATCCGTAACTCCGGCAAGCCGCAGAAACTCTTTTGCGTCCATTTTCGGAAGCCCCTCCAGCTTATATGCCGCCGCTCCAACGCTCAGCCATTGCTCATCGTTCCTTGTGGTTACAATTTCCACCCGTTTTTTTGTTTTCGCAATCTTCGCAATATCCGTAAATTTCATGTCCTTCCCTCCCATCTGATAAGCGGCGGCCCTGCCGCGCCGGTTCATAGATTTTACTCCCCAGCCATATCCCAAACCCCAGCACAGCCAGTATCTCCGCAATAAGAAGTACCCGCTCCGGCTGCCGCTCCATAGCTGGAACAATCGCAAATGCAAACAGGCTTTCTCCAACCAGCAGAGCCGTAAACCGTACAGCCTCCGTCATAGCCCGCTTTGTAATCCGCTGTATCCGCTTTCCCACGCGCCGCAGCCGTATATTCCGGTTTTCCCTGTCTATCTTCCTTATAATTTCCTGTGTCAGACCATTTCCCAATGTCTTATCCATCTATCATCACTCGCTCCCCTATCTCGTTCCCGATTATCTGGTTATAGCGGAAACACGCCACGTTCCTGCCAATCTGGCAAGAGAATATGTAAGGGTAAATCCCCGTCACAGTCCCGCTCCGGTATACCTTGCCGAAAGCCTCTTTTCCGTCTGTCCTCATCGTTTCTATCCTTACCTTCACACCAATCCGAAGCCCTCTTTCCTCGGCTTTCTTCCTTATCCATTCCACAGTCCTTTTTTCCAAGCCTGTCCCTCCTTTGTCGGTTCGTGCATTTAGGGCATAGGTACCCCCGCCGCGTGTCCTGTGTGCGGGCAATGTTCCATTTTTCCCGGCAATCCTTGCATATGGCGTATCGCAGATTACGCCTATGCCTCCCCATTTTCCGAATCCATCATAGCGGCTTCTCCGCTGTCCTCATTACTTTCATCCGGCAAAATTGGCTTGATATTCGATAAATCCGTCAAATCATAGCCCTCGTATTTCCGCAGAAATTCATCCAACGCCTTACGGCTGCATTTCAGCGAACCCAGTTTCATAAAAGGAAGTAATCCTTCCCGCCACAACTCATATACCTTGTTTTTCCCTATCTTCAACGCCTTTGCAACGTCCTGTACTGTAAAAAGCATCTGTTCTCCCATAATTTTCCTCCGTTCCTTTGTTTATCTGGTTAGCGTAAGGCGTTTTTGCCTCGCTCTCCTGCATTAGTGCATCCAGCGCATCTACCCGCTCCATTGCCTCTTTCCATTCTTTTTCATAACCCTTTTTGGGTTTTGTCATAAAAAGGTTTTCGCTGTAACAAAGCGCATTATGTGTTTCCAAATCGTAATACTTTTTGAGCAATTCTTTTCTGTTCATAAATCTCATTCTATCCTCCCCATTGTATAAAGCGGCTTTTTTCTTTTTTCAGTCGCTCACCGCCTTTCTTTTAGTTCCTTACGCAATGCGTAAGTCATCTGCAAAAAAAATTTTTCCTGCTATTTCTGGAGAAATCTCTAAACCTTCTGCTAATTTATACATCACATCGGCGGAAGGCTGAATTTCTCCTCGTAGAACCTTTCCAAGTGTCCTCCTATTGATACCTGTAATCTCAGAAAGCTCAAGAACGGTAATAATTCCTTTCTCTGCCATAAGTTTTCTGAGTTCTGTTGTATTTGTTTTTCTTTTCATTATAATCCCTCTCTTTCTATCACTTACTTTTTGCGTAAGTTTATATTACTTCCATTATTTCCTCCTGTCAATACTTTTTGCGTAAGTTTTTGCCATTTATGTTATTTCTCTATTGCTTTTTGCGTAAGTAGATGGTATTCTTTTTCAAAGGAGTGAACGAAATGAAGTTAAACGAAAGAATAAAAGAAATGCGAACCCTAAAAAACATGACTTTACTTGAAGTTGCTGAAATACTAGGGGTCAAAGAGGCAACCATGCAAAGATACGAAAGCGGAGAAATTAAAAATATAAAGCACGATACTGTTGTAATGATGGCAGATATTTTCGGCTGTACTCCTTGTTATTTAATGGGCTGGAGCGATAACAAAACGGAAAACATACAAGCCTCCTCCCTTTCTCAACAGATAGCACAGGAATACGGCGAAGATGCCGCCGCCGCCCTCTCTCTTTATGTTCAGCTGGACGGGGCAGACCGACTTCGTATCAATGAACGTATGCAAACCCTTTTGGAAGATGAAAAATACACCTCGCAGAAAGCCAAAAGGGGACAGTCACCCGCATAAATAACCTGTACTTTGTAGACTTTTGAAAGGATAAATATGAAAAAAATATTTTTATTCCTATTTCTATTGCTAAGTTTTTCAATCAATGCTTTGGCAAATGAATCTCCTTCTTCTTACGAAGATGGTTTTATATATGGCTATGCTATGGGCTTTGGTGATGGATACTTTCTAGGTTCTATTGATGGGTGTTTTGATGCAATTAGAGGAACCTCAAATTATAACTCTCAAAGTATAGACGATAGCAACCTGAATGACCCATACGAGGACGGTTATAATGATGGCTATATTGATGGTGTTAGTGATGGTTATGCATATGGATATAAACCTGCATACGAATACTATCTTAAAAATCCCGATGCCTCTCAGCCATATACTGACAAAATGATACTATGTCCATATGTCAACGATTTCACCGATGGTTATGCGTATGGTTACACCGATGGTTCCCAACAGGGTCATATCGACAAGATATTTGAAATTTCTGATGAAATTGATTTTGCAGCACTTGAAGCAGAATTAGACCTAACTTTAATACAAGATATTGGCTTTATTCATGGGTATACAGATGGTTACTATGATGAATATTTGAACAGTAACGAAAACATTGACGATGAAACAGAAGATTTTATAGACGAAACAGAAGGATTTAAGAATCTAAATGCTGTAAATCCCAATACCCGTAAAGACAATAATACTTTACCCCAAAAGAGTATAAAAGATTATATAAATTTTTTGTTGCCTATTATAATTTCAGTAATTATCGCATTGATGTTTCTAGGAATGTTTCTAGGTATTCTGAGTATTTTTGAACCGCTCAGTTTCTTAAAAAAAACGGGTGAAAACATAATGAAATTTACGGTTACTATTATCTGGTATTTTGCTTTGTTGCCTTTTGCTTTACTGTACTTGCCATTCATGTTATATGACAAGATAAAAAATCATTTCAAAAAATAAAAAATCCCCCTCCCTGCGCCAACAGGAAAGAGGATTTCATAAAGGCGGCTACATGTGTAAGCCTTCCTATACCCAACAGGATTATACCACATTGCCGCCTTATTTTCTATACCCATTTTGAAATTAAGGAGGAATGTTCTATGAAAGGCGGCACAAGAAAAAGAGGAAAATCGTGGTCTTATTATTTTGATACCGCCGCAGTGGGCGGTAAACGCAAGAAGATTGAAAAAGGCGGCTTTCGCACCAAAAAAGAGGCTGAGGCGGCCCTCGCAAAAGCCCTTGCAGAATATAACGATTCTGGCTGTGTATTCAAGCCGTCCGAAATCAGCGTCAGTGATTATCTTGATTTCTGGTTTGCGGAATACTGTAAATTTAATCTTTCCGATAAAACACAGTACACATATTCCAGCATTATCAGAAACCATCTAAAACCTCAGTTCGGCGCGTATCGTCTAAGTTCTTTGCAAGCGGCCGCAATCCAAAAATACATAAACCAAATGAAGACAGAAAACTATGCAATGTCTACAATTCAAGTGGCTCTTGCTGTTCTTACTTCTTCTTTGGATTATGCTGTGGAGCCGCTCCACTATATCAGGGATAACCCCTGCCGTTATGTAAAAATCGGAAATGCCTCTAAACCTCCCCGCGAACGTATCATTCTTACAAAAGAGCAGTTTGACAAAATTATGGAGCTTTTTCCTTTTGGTTCGCGTTTTTACATTCCCTTAATGCTCGGCTGGAACTGCGGCTTAAGAATCAATGAATGTATGGGACTAACATGGAACGATATTGATTTTGAAAACCGCACAATCTCCATTGACCGACAGCTTACATGGTATCGTATTCCCGGGCGTACCCTCTGGTATATGAAAAACCCGAAGTACGATTCAAAACGCGTCATTCCTTTCGGAGAAACGCTTTTTAGGGCTTTGAAAGCCGAGAAAAAACGTCAGCTGGAAAATGAAATGTACTATGGGGAATTTTATACTGTCCAATACCTAAAAGAATATACCGATGGAGCGGGCGCCAATTTAACCTATGTCGAACAGTCACAAAAGGGTGCGCTCTGCCGTGAATCACGCCTGCCTCTGGTTTGTCAATTCGATAACGGCAGAATGTTAAAGGAAACAAATTTCCGCCTCTGCGCAAAAAAAATTCAGAATATTTTAGGGATTGATTTTGAATATCATTGCTTGCGCCGCACCCATGCAACAAAACTTGTTGAAGCCGATGTTGGGGCGAAAGCTGTTCAATATCGTTTGGGGCACAAGCGGATTACTACCACGCTTAAATTTTACGTCAGTCATACGGATAATATGGCTCAGGATGCAGCTGATAAGTTTGAAGCGGCTGTAAATGGCGGTTTGCCACCGAGATAAACTTTTCGGTGGCAAATCGGTGGCAAACGCCTTTTTCTTATCCATAAAAAGATTAGAAATCCTCATATTTCGGGCTTTTTATGAAGAAAGTACATTTAATGATTTCTTAAAAAAAAACTAATCTTTTTGACGTTTTCATCGGTTCTATCTGTCCCGCAAAAACGCCGAAATTAAAGGATTTCTTTACCTTTTTATCTTTATTTATCCCTAGCTATCTTTGTTCATATTTTTCTGAATGGTGGCAATTCGGTGGCAAATCAGGCGGTAAAAAAGTGGTATTTTCCTGTTAAAAAGGGCGGATTTCTCCGCCCTTTTTCATTTTGTAGAAATAACAGGTATCCGTCCTTTGCTCCCAATCTCAATTCCCTCAGCCTGTGCCAAGTCCCTTGTCTTTATGTACGTTACGCCATCTTTGCGTATCATATCCGCTTTGAACTCTTTTCCATTGATAATGATTTTATCCCTTTCGACCATTTCCTTCACCATCCTTTCCTTAAACTTCTCCCATGCGGCCGCATCTTCTACAAACGGTGCAGGGCAAATCTTACCAACTACGTCAAAATGCCGTATCACATTCCCAAGCGGAATACTGTACTTTCTCATTAAATGCTCGCACAGCTCCGCAGCGTTTTCCAGCGTCTTTTCCGAAAAGTTATATCTTCCGTCCCGCTTCGTATCGCAAAGCTCTATGGAAATGCTGTTGTTATTCGTGCATTTCCCGTACCATTTCCCGCCGCCGCTCTGGGAACAGGAAGGATATTTCCTGCCGCCCACAGACCACGCCACGCAGTCCTCTGGTACGCTCTGCACCACGCCGCCATCGTCCACAAAGAAATGTGCCGAAGCCTCTACAATGCGGCTCTGGAAATACCTTGCGTTTGCCGCCGCTGTATCCCCGTCGTTGCCTGTGTAATGGATTACCAGATATTTTACGTCGGACAGCTTCCGTTTCCCGCCGAAATTCCGCTTGTCCGCAAGCGCAACAGTCATTTTCATGCGTTTTCCTCCCTTATAGCGGCTTCTCCGCTGTTGGGCAACAATCGCCCTTGACGGCTATGTGCCTTCACCAATTCCGCAGCCGCATTATTTTCTACCAGCATTTTGCGCATCTCCGTCAGAGCATCATCTACCCACTGGCTGAACGTATCAAACGAAACCGCCATTGCCACAGCCGGAAACCTCTGTACAAACAAATCGTATACCTGCCGCAGCTTCAGCTTGCCCGTACCGCCGCCCAGTTCCTTCTCCGCATTCGTCACCGCCCACAACAGCCACGCCTTGACCTTCTCTGCCTGTGCCTTCGTCGGCAGTTTCAAAAAACGGTAAACTGCGTAAATGATACACTCCAACACCGCCAGCAGTGCAACAATGACATACCAGTTTTCAATCAAAAACTTCATTCCTCATTCCTCCTTCTATTCTATCCTGTCAATGCCATACTGTACCGCGCATTCATGCTCAATCCTGCATCCTCTTGCCTCCTGCCAGCCTTTGACAAAATAAGCTATATCTGCCTTTGCTAAATCCTGAATACTTTTGGCTAAATATTCCAGAGGTTTTGCATCATTAGAAAAATCTGTGTAAAATGTTTCTATAACTTCTACTTCTTCCCCTATTTCAACTTTTGCCTTCTGAATTGCTTTAGCACGTTCCAATAAAATCTGCTCATCGGTTTTCCCTCTCATCGGCTGAGAAATAAATAATTTTTTCATTCTCCATTCCTCCATTCATGTATCAGGCTCTGCCCACTACTGCCTGTCTGTTCCTCGTGTAATCTGACCTTTTCCGCCTCTTTCGTTTCAAAGAACGCTTTCGCCAGATAGCCCAAAATCGTCCCAATGATAACCTTTGTGATATCACTGGACAAATTTTCGGCAATCTGCTCCCTGCCCAGAAACGCCAGCAAATAGGACAGCTGCAAATCTAACAGCGCAATAAAAAGAATTGCTTTCACAGCCCGTTTCGTAAAGGTTTTCAGTTTCCTTTCCCTTCTTCCCATGCTGCCGTCTCCTCGCAAAAAACTGTTTATTTCCCGTCCCAATCGTGCGCCGTTTGGTTTAAGTGCTTTTCCAGCTTCTCATATGCGTTTGTCACATTCCCGTTTGCGCCAAGCTGTTTCAGCCCGTCCAGCGTCGCTAAAAGCCCATAACACATTACGCACTGTTCCCGTTTGATTGCCTCAATTTCCGCGTCCTGTTCTTTCTGCCGCTCCACCCACTTAAAAACCTTGTACAGCAAGGCCCCCAGAGTACCAAACGCCCCCAGCAATGCGGCAAGCTTCAAAATCGTGTCCGTGTCAACATACATATCTGTCCCTCCCTTCTTTGTCCTTCATTATATTTCGGGGAGAATATCTGCCGCTCTCAATATATCTGGAAAGGCGGCCATATTATCCCCTGCTTCTCATTATAAAAAAGGGGAAGGTGTCCTGCACCCTCCCCCTTTTTGCCAGCCGAAATCCTCAGCCTTGTTCCAGCAGCTTCTCCGCCTTTCCGCCCAGCCTTAAATTTTCTTTCCTTGCTTTCTCCGCTTTTTTATAGTCGCCGCTTGCCTTAGCTTCATGGTAAGCCTTTTTCATACGGCTTTTCATAGAAGTTTTTCCGCCGTTTACCTTCTTTTTGCCCTGTGCCTCCAGCGCAGCCCACGCCTCGTTGTAGTCACTTATATCCCCGTAAAGATAAGCGTTTGCCATCATCTCATAATCCATTTCATCCGGCTCCAGTTCTTCTTCCCAGTAATCGCCTTTGATTTCCTCAAAGCCTTCTTCCTCCTCCCCTTTGTAAATTTTGTTGTAAAGCGTTTTTACGCCCTTTTCTGCGTTCCCTCGGAAATATCCCTTTTCATGCAGCCTGTCTATAATATCCGTATATCTGTCAATATCTCCCTCATGGAACGCCTCCGCGCCTTCCTTCGCCAGCGGCTCCTCTTGTACTCTCTTTTTCTCGCCGCTTTCAATCGCATTGTCCAGTTTTTCGTTACTGATACCCTTGCCAACCATATAATTGTAAAGCCTTGTCGCCTCCTCCTTTTTCCCCGCAAGTTTCGCTTCAATCATGCCATCTATTGTCATTTGGAAATCTTTCTTTTCCGCTTTCTCCTCCTTGCTCCAAAAATCAGATGAAATTTCGTCAAAGGTTTCTGCCGCTTCCTCGCCGTATTTCTTCTTTGTAATTTCGCGGATTACGCTTTCTATGTTGTCCTCCTTGTAGCCTTTTTCTCCCAGCGCGTCGCGCTGGTTCATGTAATCGCTGAAATCCTCCTTCCAGAACGCGTCAGCCGCAGCCTCCGCCTCTGCTTCCTTCCGCAGCCTGTCCTTCTCCCTGCTGTCCAGCTGGTTTTCCATCGTTTCCGCGCTGATTCCAGCTTTTATCATATCGTTATAAACCTTCGTCGCAAGCTCCTCGTTCCCGTCCAGCTTTGCCTCCAGCATACGCTTCACATAGTCCGCTGTATTTCTCTCCGAACCGATAAAATATTTCAGCTTTTCATTTTCATATTGTATATCAGGCCCTAAAATATGATTGATAAAGCTGTCTTTTATCGCGAATATATCCCGCTTTGCGCTGTTGATTGGAATACCTGTCAGCTTTGAAATACTCCCCGCTG